TAATGAATATTCAGATCTAATAGATATACTTACTAAAGAAGATCAAACAGCATTAGAATTAAAATTTTATCCAATTATTCCTAATGTTATAAATGTATTAACTGGAGAATTTGCAAAAAGATTTTCAAAAGTTCAATTTAGAGCAGTAGATGATACATCATATAATGAAATGTTAGAACATAAAAGGTTAATGATTGAAGAAAATTTATTAACTGATGCAAGGAATCAACAAATGATTCAAATGATTCAAGCAGGAGCAGATCCAGAATCAGAAGAATTTCAACAAGAATTAAATACTGATAAATTAAAAAGTTTACCTGAAATACAAGATTTCTTTTCAAAAGATTATAGAAGTTTAGTTGAAGAATGGGCTCATCATCAATTAAATGTAGATGAAGAAAGATTTAAAATGCAAGAACTTGAAGAAAGAGCATTTAAAGATATGCTTATTTGTGATAGAGAGTTTTGGCATTTCCGTATGATGGAAGATGACTATGATATAGAACTTTGGAATCCTGCATTAACTTTTTATCAAAAATCTCCTGACTCAAGATATATATCAGATTCTAATTATGTAGGTAAATGTGATATGATGTCTACAGCTGATGTTATAGATAAATATGGTTATTTAATGAATGAAGAACAATTACATTCATTAGAAAGACTTTATCCAGCTGCAAACGCAAGATATTTAATAAATGGTCAACAAAATGATGGATCTTATTATGATCCTACAAGATCACATGCTTGGAATACTCAAAGACCAGGTTTAGATTATAGACAACTTATAAGTAATACAGACTTTAATGCATCATATGGAGGAGATATTGTACAAGCAATATTAAAAGAGGGTAATGATATAGGAACTTGGGGTGATGAAAATATGATGCGTGTAACAACAGTATATTGGAAAACACAAAGAAAAGTAGGACATTTAACAAGAATAACTGAAGATGGAGATTTATCAATGGAAATTATTGATGAGGGTTATAGTATTAGTGATAAACCTCTTTATAATACTAAAGTTCTTAAACAAAAAACAAAAGAAAATTTAATACAAGGTGAACATATTGATTGGTTTTGGATAAATGAAGTTTGGGGTGGTGTTAAAATTGGTCCAAATGCTCCAGCATCATGGAGAACAGAAAGTAATGAAGAAAGTCCAATCTATATTGGTATAAATAAAGAAAAACCAGGAAGAATAGAATATCAATTTAAAGGAGATAACTCACTATATGGATGTAAGCTACCTGTAGAAGGAAGAGTATTTTCTGATAGAAATACAAAATCAACTTCATTGGTAGATCTTATGAAACCTTACCAAATTGGTTATAATATGGTAAATAACCAAATAGCAGATATATTAGTAGATGAACTAGGTACTGTTATTATGTTTGATCAAAATGCATTACCACGTCATTCAATGGGTGAAGATTGGGGTAAAAATAATTTAGCTAAAGCTTATGTAGCAATGAAAGATTTTGGTATGATGCCTTTAGATACTTCTATTACTAATACAGAAAATGCTACAAACTTTAATCATTACCAAACATTAAATCTAGAACAAACTAATAGATTAATGTCTAGAGTAAATCTTGCTAATCATTTTAAAACTCAAGCTTTTGAATCTATAGGTATTAATCAACAAAGATTAGGTGGTCCAATTGCACAACAAACTGCAACAGGTGTTACACAAGCTATGAATCAATCATTTGCACAAACAGAAATGTATTTTATACAGCATTCTGATAATCTGATGCCACGTGTACATCAAATGAGAACTGATCTTTCACAATATTATCACAGTACTAATCCTTCTGTTAGGTTATCCTACATTACAACAGAAGCAGAAAAAGTTAATTTTACTATAAATGGTACTGATTTATTATTAAGAGATTTTAATGTATTCTGTACAACAAAAACAAATCATAGACAAACATTAGATCAATTAAAGCAGATGGCTCTTCAAAATAACACAACTGGAGCATCTATTTATGATCTTGGTAGTATTATAAAAGCTGATAACATTGCTGAAGTTTCAGATATACTTAAAGATGCTGAAACAAAACAAGCAGCTGAACGTGAGCAACAAATGCAACAACAACAACAAATGCAACAGCAACAATTACAAGCTGCACAAGAACAACAACAAGCTCAACAGAAATTTGAAGCTGAACAACAAGAAGCTGAAAGACAAAAAGATATTACTGTTGCTGAAATTAGAGCAGCTGGTTATGGAGCACAAGTTGATATTGATCAAAATATGCAAAGTGACTTTAGAGATGAAATGTCTGAAATACGTAAAAGAGATGAGTATAGAGAACAAATGAACTTTAAAAAAGAACAAGCAGCTTCTCAAAATAATAATCAACAACAAAAATTAAATATAGACAGAGAAAAATTAGCTACACAACGTGCTATTGCAGATAAAAACTTGGAAATTGCAAGAGAAAATAAAAACAAATATGATGTTCCAAGGAAAAAATCTGATAAGAAAAAGAAGAAAAAAGAATAGTGATAGCTATATACTACAAAATTTATTAAATTTCAATAAAAATTTCTAAGGTTTATAAAAAAAATATATTTATATTATATATGTAAACAGTAAAACAAAACCAAATTATTAATTATAAAACCAAATTATTATGGCAGAAAACATGAACGAATCAACAACAGTAGAATCAAATGTAGACATTAATCTGGATGAGATATTCTCAGGAGCTCCAGGTGCAGATTCTATAGTTACGTCAGAAACTAAAAAACCTAATGTATTTTCAAAACCTGAAAATATTGACTTATCATATCTTGATGAAAAAGAAGAAGAAGTAAAAGAAGAAACTGCTGCTCCTGCTGCTGAAGAAGTAAAAGAAGAAGTAAAAGAAGAGGTAAAAGTAGAAAAAGAAGATGTTAAACCTGAAGTAAGTAAAGATGAGGTAGATGAAATATTAAATGAAGGATTAGATTTAGCTGAATCAGAGGATGAAAAATCTACTGCATCTGGTAGAAAGAGAATGAATAATATGGCTGATGTCTTTAAAAAGATGATTGA